GAACTTTTTTTAAAATCAAAGGAGAATATCAATGATGAGTCTGAAACGAACTTTAATCGTGCTGTCGCTTTCTATATTGTTAACAAATGCTCTTTTAGTGGTCTTACCGAAAGTTCATCTTTTTCAGGGCAAGCAAGTAACTCCAACTTTTCCCTGCGAGGAATTGAAAAATTGCCAGAGTATTCCAAGTTAATTGCCAGTTGGCGTATAACTAACTATTCATACGATTATCTGATGGATGGGAACAAAGGTGCTTTTATGTATCTCGATCCTCCTTATGATATTAAGGATAATCTCTATGGGAACAAAGGATCAATGCACAAAAGATTTTATCACGATAAGTTTGCTGCTGATTGCGATACTAATAATATGGATCAATTGATCAGTTATAATTCGGATCAACTTGTAAAAGATCGTTTTAAGAACTGGAATGCTGCTGAGTTTGATCTTACGTATACGATGAGATCTGTTGGTGAATATATGCGAGAACAAAAACAACGTAAAGAACTTTTGCTTTTTAATTATGGAATTGAAGGACTGGTTAAACTCGATCAATCAGACGAAGCAAAACCTAATTGACGAAGACCCTTCACTTGAGAAGGAGTATGCACCTTACATTATTAATCGTTGTCTTTCCGGGCAAGTTGATACAGTACTTTTTGCAAATGAAATGAATTTAAATCATCATCTTGACAAAGATATGCAATATTCATTTTATCTAAATAGTATCAGGAAAAGGAAGAGGTTTTCTCCCTGGATCCATAAGGATAAAGTCAAAGACTTAGAATGTGTAAAACAATACTATGGATATAGTAATGAAAAAGCATCTCAGGCATTGAAAATCCTAACAAAAGAACAAATTAACTTTATTAAAAAACGACTTGATATTGGAGGATCAAAATGACTACTACGGTAGAACCCACTGTTAATTGGTCTCAAGACCAAATGGTTGAGGTAATTCTTAATGAACCTGATGACTTTCTGAAAGTCCGTGAAACTTTGACTCGTATTGGAGTTGCATCGAGAAAGGAGAAAAAACTCTATCAATCTTGTCATATTCTTCACAAGCAAGGTAGATATTTTATTGTTCATTTTAAGGAACTGTTTGCCCTTGACGGTAAACACGCTAATCTTACTGTAAATGATGTTCAAAGGCGTAATCGTATTGTACGTTTACTTGCAGATTGGGGATTGATTGCAGTTGTCAAAGAGGATTCTGTTGCTGATATTGCTCCCCTGAATCAAATTAAGGTTCTTTCTTATAAAGATAAGGGTGATTGGATTCTTGAGCAAAAGTATAACATTGGTAAAAAAGGAAAAACAGCAGAAGCGGAATAAATAGTTTTGTGCCATTCGTGCGGCACTCTACAAAAGTCGGAACACCCTAAAAAGAGGTTCGGTTTTACCGATACCTCTTTTTTTCGTTTCTTGTATAATTAGTAATGGATGCCGTAAGGGTCCACACAATCAAACCTCGCTTTTAAAGGAGCTACCATAATGACTAACCTTGGAACCTCTAGGTTTACATCTGCGGATCTTCCTGCCTTGTTGGAGAGGATTAATCGCAACACTATTGGGATGGATGAATATTTTGATCGTATCTTTAAGATTCACGAGACAACCTCTAATTATCCGCCATACAATCTTGTTCAAGTTAGTAGTGTAGAATCGCGACTTGAACTTGCACTTGCTGGATTTAAAAAGAAAGAAGTCTATGTTTATACGCAAGATGGAAAACTTTTTGTTGAAGGACAAAAGGAAGATAAGGAATCCGATACCAACTACGTCCATAAGGGATTGGCTCAACGATCTTTCAAAAGAGCGTGGACACTTGCAGATGATACCGAAGTATCAGATGTATCCTTTGAAGACGGACTCCTCTCTGTCAACTTGAAAAAAATTGTTCCAGATCATCATAAGCGAAAGGACTATCTATAAATAATATTATCTGTTAAGACGGCAATCTCTACAGATAAGATCAGGTGCTCTTATGGGCACCTTTTCTATTATAAATATTAATGCCGTCTTAATAGAATATAAATGAACTACCTTAAGGTTTATTGTAATCTTATCAGGAAAGCAGAGAATAGAACTTTACCTAAAGGTTATACGGAAAAGCATCATATTTTTCCTAAAAGTATTTTTGGAAAAAATGATAGGATAGTGGTGCTTACCGGCAGAGAGCATTATATTGCTCATATTCTTTTGCAAAAAATATGTGAGAAAAGATATGGATTAAAACATAAAAATACACAGAAAATGTTATGTGCTCATATTAATATGAAATCCAAAGGGAGATATTTTAACTCTTACTTATATGAAAATGCTAAACTAAAAAGAAGTGAGAGTATGAAAGGAGAATATCATTGGAATTGGAAAGGTGGATGCAAGTATTCTTATAAAAAGAAGGAAAAATTTAATACGAATAATAATTATAAAAGATATTTGTATGAATTAAAATCTCCTGATGGTTTAGTTATTGACACAAAAAGTATGAGAAAAACTTGTAAAGAATATGTATTAGACCATAGAACTATGAATAAAGTTATAAGTGGGAAGAGAAAATCTCATAAAGGTTGGACAGGCAGAGTATTGCAAAGTTTGACTATATAGTAAATATCGTCGGCGCAGAGGAGCACCTGGCAAAATCCAGGTTGACTCCTCCTTTTTTTGTTGCTACAATAGTAGGAGGTATGGAGTAAAAATGACTGTAAGACTTTTGCTTTTAAAATCTGGAGAGGACATTATTGCAGATGTAAAAGAAATGGTAGTCGGTGAAGAAGAAAATTCCAGAGTAGTTGGATATTTTCTGCATAAACCTTGTGTGGTAAAAATGACGCCACCGACCAATGTTCTTGAAGAATTTAAAGAGGATCTAGATCCTCAAAAGGCATCTTTTCAAGTAACTCTTTTTCCTTGGATGCCTTTATCAAAAGACAATACTATTCCAGTTTCTGTAGATTGGGTAGTTACAATTGTCACTCCAAGTGACAAATTGAATAATATGTATATGGAGGATGTAATCAATTATGGAAAAGACGACCAAAGTTCTAGCATTACTGAACAATCTGATACTAATAACTCAGATTGAAGAAGTTGGCGCTGATATTGGAGAACCTGACTGTAAACTAGTTAATCCATTTGTAGTCAGAAGTGACCAAACTTTAGAACCATTCCTTTGTGGATACACAAAAGAAAAGACATTTATGATGAGTTCGGATAAGATCCTTACACTTGCCGATCCAACTCCAACTCTACTTGAAAAATATGAGGACTTGATTAAAGAATGACGCAAAGATTCTACACTAATGTTCAAATGATTGGGAACCAAATTTTGGTTCGTGGAGTTGAGAATGGAAAAAGATTTGAAAATAGAGATGAGTTTTATCCAACTCTTTTCGTAAAGACTAATAAAGAATCAAAATTTAAAACATTAAGTGGAGAATTTGTTGAACCAATAAAACCAGGAACAATTAAAGATTGTCGGGAATTTTATAAAAAATATGAAGGTGTCGATGGGTTTGAAATATATGGAAATGATCGATATATTTGTCAGTATATTTCAGAAAAATATCCAGAAGATGAAATTAAGTTTGATATTAGTAAAATCAAATTAGTTACTATAGATATTGAGGTTGCTTCCGAAGCGGGATTCCCCGATGTTGAATCTTGTTCTGAAGAGATTCTTTCAATCACTATTCAGGATTATACAACAAAGGAAATTATTACTTGGGGAGTAAAACCTTTTCGACATAATCGTAAGGATTTTACTTACCATTATTGCCCTTCGGAGTATGAACTTCTTAATCATTTTATTAATTATTGGATGTTTAATGTTCCCGATGTAATTACTGGGTGGAATATTCAACTATATGACGTTCCTTATATTTGTAAACGCCTTAATCGTGTTCTTGGCGAGAAACTGATGAAGCGTTTTTCTAATTGGGGACTCGTCACGGAAGGAGAAGTGTTCATTAATGGACGTAAGCACACAACATTTGATGTTGGTGGATTAACTCAGTTAGATTATCTGGACCTTTATAAGAAGTTTACTTATAAAGCACAGGAATCTTATCGTCTTGATTATATTGCTGAGCTCGAACTGGGTCAGAAGAAACTAGATCACTCTGAGTATGATACTTTCAGGGATTTTTACACCAAGGGTTGGCAAAAATTTATTGAGTATAATATTATTGACGTGGAACTTGTTGACCGTCTGGAAGACAAGATGAAACTCATTGAACTTGCTTTAACTATGGCATATGACGCAAAAGTAAATTATGCCGATGTTTTTTATCAGGTTCGGATGTGGGATAATATTATCTACACTTATCTGAAGAAAAGAAACATTGTTATTCCCCCAAAGAATAAAACTCAAAAGGATGAGAAATATGCGGGTGCTTATGTTAAAGAACCAATTCCCGGAATGTATGATTGGGTGGTGAGTTTTGACTTGAACTCTCTATATCCTCATTTGATTATGATGTATAACATTTCACCAGAAACTCTTCTGGAAGAAAAGCATCCGACAGTTTCTGTTGATAAGATTCTGAATCAAAGTCTTAACTTTGAACTATACAAAGATTATGCAGTATGTGCTAACGGAGCAATGTTCCGTAAAGACGTTCGTGGTTTTCTTCCAGAATTAATGGAGAAGATCTACAATGAACGTGTCATTTTTAAAAAGAAGATGCTTGCTGCAGAACAGGAATATGAGAAGACAAAAAATGAAGAATTGATTAAAGAAATTGCTCGCTGCAATAACATTCAGATGGCACGTAAGATTCAACTCAACTCTGCTTATGGTGCGATTGGTAATCAGTATTTTCGTTACTATAAACTTTCAAATGCTGAAGCAATTACACTGTCTGGACAGGTTTCTATTCAATGGATTATGAATCGCGTGAATGCTTATCTGAACAAGATTCTAAAAACTGGAGATGTGGATTATGTCATTGCTTCTGATACTGATTCCTTGTACATCAATATGGGTTCTTTGGTTGAAAGTGTATTCAAGGGAAGAGAGAAAACTACTCAAGGCATTGTTTCGTTCCTTGATAAGGTCTGTCAAGTGGAATTTGAAAAGTATATT